CCTCGGTTCAAGCTCATGACATTCTTCCCTGGTATCGAAGAACAGCCTGCTGCATCCGATCAACCGGAGCAGATGCCTGCATATTTGCCTGACCACCGGGGACAGGAGTGAATTCCATTGGAGCCGGGTTCATCAAGGGCTCTAGTTGACTGTAATCAAGTGGCACTCGCTGAGCCTGCGGCATATATCCCAGGGAGCCAGTTCCAAGTATTGCAGACTGCATGAAGGGTTGAGCTTCAGCGATTCGCTGTTGAGCCATATAGTTGCCTTCGCGGAATTGCTCTAGCTGCGGCCTGAACATCTGACCCGCTAGAGCCATAGCTCGATTGGCGCTCTGCTGCCGGATGTCCTGAGACCTCTGGTAAGCGGATGGGAGCGGCTGCAGGGCTCTCTGACCAAAGTTCTGGATAGCCTGCATTGCCTCCCGGCGCATACGCTCTGAGGATTCTGTTTGACCTTCAGCAGCCTTTCTGGCCTGCCTAGCGCCATAAGCTCCCGCCGCCGCGCCCGCAAGGCTTCCTGCTACCGCTAAAAGTGGTACTGGCATAATATTCTCCTAAACCGCTATCCAGCCACGGGTACGGTCACCGCCGATCTCTGGCTGCATCTTTCTGTATTGGATTGATCCCGCACCTCCAGTGGTGTCGAGATATAAACTAAACTGTACCGCCTCAACTACACCCTCCGGGCTTCCTGCACCGGTTATCGGTATAGACAGGGCTGCTTCCTGCGTAAACTGCCTGAAGGGCTGCTCCATCGTCCCGTTAGCATCAACAATCGGCTGAGCCGCGTTCAGCTTGTAGCTCATTGCGTCACCACTATATCTGCGGTCATCTGAATGAACACCGGCTTGACGGGCTCGCTCATGCTAAACCTGAAAAGCTCAAACCTCGATGCCCTGCCATTGCGATTCCATATAACTCGGCGGTTGTACTCTCCGGTCTTGCCAATACTGCGGTATCTGGCATCAGACCATAGTTTACCATCTGTCGAGCGTTCCAAGCCTACTTTTGGGTCCATCGCGTCAGAATTACCCACACCGCTCTCAACGGTGAGTTCCAGCTCTGGCAGCACGAAAGACTCCATATTGTTCTGGAAGGGCTGAGTCACAATACTCCTGCGGATCTCAGTGCCATACTCCGTGTAGACCTCCTGAGACAGCCTACCGATCCTGCCATCCACCAGGTCACCCGCCCACAGCTGATTGTAGGCCCGGACCAGTGCATTCACCCTGTAAGCGCCCAGAGAGCCGTCAACGTATGACTTCCGCTCATGCCACCGCTTGGAAATGGTGTCATAGACCAGTGTAGTACCCGGCAGAGCAAATCCGACAAAGTAGGCTCCCTTCTCGGCATATGCCCAGGAGTAGATGTCCGATACCTGATTCTCCGTCAGAGCACTGAGCTCCTTGTCGATCGCGGTGGTAGATATCTTCGCTACACTGTTACCGCTCAGAGCCCAGATTGCTGGGGACTCGTTAGCACCCGCGCCGACAAACACGAAGGTATCCTGTATGGACTGAATACTGAACGGGCTCGATATACCCTTGCTCAGAAACAACCCTGTACGCTGGAACGGGAAGTCAGCACCGCCGATGTTCTGGAAAGCCTCAATCGTTTGAGATCCCCCGATGAACAACTGGTTCTTGAACACAATCGGAGCAACAATCTCATCCGGGTCAGACTCTGCTGTACCGAAGTCTAGCGCGTTATACGACAGACCATCATTCAACGCACTGACGATAAACTTCTTGGAATCCGTGGTCAGGCAGAAGTAGCCATCAATAAACACTACCTGCTGCGGGTTACCGTTAGCCGTAAAGTCCGCGTCCGTAATCTGCGCGAACGTATCAGTTGAGTGGTTGTAGATATAACCATTGCCACCCGGAACCAGGACCAACAGCTGAGTACCATTGTCAGCCATCGATACCCTGCCGGTCCCCGCGATCACATCAATCTGGGTCAGAGTGTAATCTGAAGCCATGCTGTAGAGATGACCGCCTATGACAAAGTAGGGGACTCCGTTCATCTCATGAGCCCCGCGGCAAGTGTCTATATCACTTGCACTAGCAACCTGCACCAGCCCCGGAGTGCCAAACAGGGTCTCCTGATTCAACGCAGGAGCCTGGGCTATGTTCGGGTATAGGTTGATACATTCCTGCGCTGAGATAGGCAGAGAATCGCTCTGATAGTACCCGTTGGCTATTGGCAGCGTAACTTTAGGCATTAACTTGAGATACCGAATACCGAATCAATTACTGTCAGATTATCCGTGCTGGTCTCGTTCGAGACATACAATTCAACGTAATCATTCTCAGCAAGAGACACATTGAAAAACGTGGAACAGTTTGCAGACTGAGCCGCATCAACCTTCCTGACAATCTTAGAGCCAGCCTCTACAGTGCCATTTTTCGCAATATAGATCGCCAGGTCTTGGTTGTTTGCTGTATCGGGAGAGAACGTCACAGTGGCCTTCACTGCGAATACCGAAGTGGCTGTGCCGTTGTAGACAATCTTGCCAGTGGTGTCCCCGGTGAAGTTGGATTGAATCCCAACAGTAAACGTACCGTTAGCCTTAACCGCAGTCCCGGCTGTGGCAATCGTGGTTGAAGTCGAGTTACCTTGAATGTGGACCTGCGCGTAGGGAGCCGCAGTTCGAGCGATAGTCACATAGTTGCTAGTAGGCGTTACCGTGATTCCAGTACCAGCAACCAGACTCGCTATATCAGGAGCGTCATCCGTTACGTTAAGTAACAGTGGAGCGCCAGTGGAGTCGGCAGAGAAGTTGTGCTTGATCTCTACACCATTCTGGGCAGATACGTTAGCCAGTATGCCCGCACCGCTCTCGATGTTTCTGATTTTGTTTACGGTCCCATCAATATCCAGAACCGCGATCCCAGTAGGATCACCAGCCTGAACGATCGTCCCGGTGACACCCAATCCTGCAAGGAAGTCACTATATGCGATCTTGTAGTTCGTGCCGTTGACAAAGTAGTCAACGTAAGCGCCAGCCTCTACCGAAGTCTTGGCTACAAAGTCAGACTTCTTCCTGCCCTGTGATCTATCCATTTGTGTTTAGCTCCAAACCGATCGAGCCAGTGGACTCCGCTAGGATATCCTCTTCTGACTCTGGATAAAAATGTCCGGGGAAGCCGAAGAGCGTATCTTCGTTGCCTGAGCCAATCGGCAGGGTTGCGGGCATCTTAGTCTCGCCCATGCTCTGACCGAGCAGCCTCATGGTATTGAAGCCATCACGCGCAGCCTTCACCAGACCCTGCGAGATCACCCCGTTGTAATCTGGAGCCACCTCTATCGCCATGTTAGCGATCAAGCCCCTGAGAGCCCCTGTGGGGATCGTTACGGTATCACCCAGGTCAGAGACCTCTGTATATCCTAACTGGATACCCTGAGCGTCTAGCTCGCTCATATAGTTGTTCATCGCAAAGATGAAGTCACTATACTCATCGGGCTGCAGTGGAGACTCACTAGCCTGTACCAATATCCTTTGTAACGCTGCCTTAGCAACCTGCGCGACTGTAGCCATTACTCGTAGGTATTCCCGTTCATGTCTTTTCTAGGAGATCGCTTGCGCTTCTTCTTGCGGGCCTTCTCAGCCTGCTTCATACCCTCTTTCGTGTATGGAAACTTCTTACCGCCTACGTTTGGCATGATCACCTCACTCGAATTTAGCCCTAGATGTCTTCTTGGCAACCTTCTTCGGCTGCGCGGAATGCTGCTTACCCTTCTTCATATCAGCCCGCTTCTTGCGTGAAGTGGCCTCATACTCCTTCTTGCTCAGCTTGTCTCTCGCCTTTTTGGGAAGGTATCGCTCCCCGGTAGCGTCTTTGCCCTGAGTGGAGTTCTTGCCGGACTTGGTTCCCCAATCCTCTTTGGTCCACTTGGACAGATCCTTCTGAGCTTTGCTCTTCTTGCCAGTGTAGCCGCCGCCCGCCTTCTCGTATTCCTTAGCAAGCAGTTGGCTCTTCCTGGCTGACCACTGACCGGGCTTGCCGCCCTTGTCACTAGCCATAATTCTGTTCTTGATGCGCTCTCTGAGTTTGGGTTTTGTGTAGTTACTCAAACTTAGCTCCCTTCATCGACTTAGCGCCCTTACACTTCCAGCGCTTGCGACTGAGATTATTGGGAGTATTGGGATCGTTCTGCTTCTCCTTCGGGAGCCGCTTCTTGATACCAAGAGACCGAGCACAGTAAGAGTCACCCTTAGCTGTACCCGGCCTAACACGCGGACCACCGCCTTTGGCTTTCCCGGCCTGCCCGTAGGAGACCTTCTTGCCGCTGGCGGTGACCTTTACTTTTGCTTTGCCTTTTCTTGGTTTAGCCATAAAAAAGTAGGGGACCGAAGTCCCCTATAAACTCAAAGGAGAGTTACACACCAAAGCCTTGTCCAGCCATAAACGGATTGAATGTTGCGTATGCAGGCAACAAGTCAAAACGAATCTTCTGGGTGTTAGCGTCACCATCTGCGTACTTACTTACACGGATGCTCATACCGTCTTCGGTAGTTGCAATAGTGTCAGTAGAGTACAGCTTAGGCAGCTTCACAGTACCCATGCCGAATGCCTGCTTAGTGAAGAACAGGTTTGGCTGGTACAGAGTGTTAGAAGCGCTCAGGATGGTTACCACAGCACCGTTAGCTGGTGCAGCGTCAACAGTGTTGTACTGTCCGTTGGCCTCGTAGATAGCAGGACCGGCAACAACCAGGTTACCAGTACCAGTGCCGCTAAGAGTAACGTCAGCAGTAACAACGCCTGTCCAGGCTACGTTAGCGCCAGATGCGTCAATCATCGCAGTGCGAGTGTCTAGGTTCAGACGGTTCACATCAGCGATGGTGACCATATCACCAGCCTTAACAACCATGCCTGCAGTAAAGCCAGTAACGGCCAGAGTCTGAGTCATAGTGTCTTTCGCTGTGACGTAAGTCGCATCAGGAGCAGCAGACAGAGTACCTGCGCGGTCAGCGCCAGTGCCAGAAGTAAAGCTGGCCAGAGCGTTAGAAGTCAGGGCTCGCATACCGCCGAAGTTCTGAGAGATTTGTGCATTCTCCCAAGCGGTGCGGACCAACTGATCAGACGCATTCAGGCCATTCTGTACGTTAGCAAGTGCGCTAGTGGTGAAAGGGTTCATCAGGTAGTAACGCTCTGCGGCTGCAGGTACGCCGATGGAATCCATCAGTGCGCCAGCGCCTGCGACATCACCCCATGCGTCAACGGCAGTGCCGTGAGAACCATACTTCAGAGAAGAGTTCTTGAGCATATAGCTGGCAAGATCAATCTCCAGGTCAGTCACGATGCGTCGAGCCATAGGAGCAAGGATCTGCTCCAACTGATCAAGCTCAAGAGCTTCTTCCACGTTGCCCCACTCGGTAGCTACGGTGAAGTAGTTCTGAACAGTACCAGTTGCTTTACCAGCAATGATGTCTGACTTGGTGGACGATGAAATATCACCGCCAGAAGTACGGATGGAGTTGTAGTCGTGCGGACGCTTGAAGTCTACAGTGCTACCACTTGAAGGGTTGAATTTGCCACTCAGGAGTTGAGTGTCAACGGTCTTTGTTACAACCCGGCTGGACTCGAATGCCTCTAAAAAGACACGAGCCACCTTCCGGGTGACGTTGCTGTTAAGATTATTAGCCACTTTCGGATCACCTCATTCATTCGAAAATCGCCCCCTTCGGTCCTCGCGCTTTAGGCGCTACGCCAGCCTTTGCTGGCTGCTCAACCGGATCAGGAGCGGCATTTACTTTAGGTTTCAATGCAGCAGCCTTATCCCGTACATGAGTTGCGATCCTTACCGCAGCCTGTGCCGGACTCATAGCCCGGATAGCGTCTAGCTCGGTAACATTCTGACTGAGATACTTCGTGATAGCCGGTCCCAGATCGTCATCCAAAATATAGTTGACTACATCATCCGAGATGCCAAACGAAGCGACAGCATTACCTGCTGCCTGTAATTCCTCGTTAGAAATGCCGAGTTGGACCGCTCGCTGCGAGTAGGTAGCTACCTTCTCGTTCAAAGCCTCCTGCTCTTTCATTAGCTGTTCCTGCTGCAAACGCTGTGCTTCCTGTTGTTGGAAGCGCTGTTGTGCGTCAAACGCAGCCTGTCTAGCTATGGCTTCATCGCGCAGTCGGAGTTGCTGCTGGTATTCCTGATCGCTCAGGGCATACGGGTCAGGCTCCTTCGGCACGTTCGGCCTTTCCTGCTTTGGAATCTGCTGCTCCAGGCTCTGCAGGCGCTGTTTTAGCTCTTCGGCTTCTCGCTCTTTTTCCCTGAGCTTGAAAACCTTGTCAGCTATCGCCTTGTCAAAGACCTGTTGCTGCTGTTCATCGAAAACAGGCTTGGTTTGTTTCTCCTGAACCTCTTCAGTATCCGGGGATGAGTCGGAGTCAGTTTCCTGACCTTCAGTTTCTACCTCTTCAAGCTCATAAGCCTCATCGAGCGTATCTTCTGGTTCCATCTTACCTTCCGTAAATGCCGTCAAATAAACGGTGACGTTCCGCACCTCCATAAAAGCGTG